GGTCGAGCTGCCTAAGCGTTTTGAGAACGAACGCGTCACCTTTTTCAACCCTCGCCGAGACGAGTGGGACTCTTCCTGGAAACAGGAGCAAAGCAATCCGCAGTTCAACTATCAGGTAAACTGGGACATGGACAAACTGGAAGAATGCGACATCATCTTCATGTACTTCTCTCCAGGAACACAAAGCCCGATTTCTCTCCTGGAATTAGGCATGCATTGCGATGATCGCAAGATGATCGTCTGCTGCCCGGATGGTTTTTGGCGGAAAGGCAATGTAGAGATCGTCTGCACTCGTCACAACATTCCGCTGTTCAACACAATGGAAGAAGCCATCGGCGCTCTCCGCACAAAGGTCATAAAAAAGGACCGTGGCTACATGTGGTAGAAAAATGTTAATAACTTTATGCCAAAAAGTTTTCTAATGTGGATCTTTTTGGTTTTATACTACACAAACAAAAAATACTATACAAAAATAAAAAATATGAATCCACTCTTTCTCACAGACGGCTACAAGACTGGCCACCACCAACAGTACCCAAAGGGAACCACAAAAGTTTACTCAAACTTCACCCCTCGTTCCAACAAGTACGCGCCGAAAGGTTGCGACCAGGTCGTTTCGTTCGGCCAACAAATGGTCATGCAACAAATTCACGAAGCGTTCCAACGAGACTTCTTCTCACAGCCCAAGGACATCGTCTGTGGGCAAATGAAGGAAGAACTCACAATGTATCTGGGAATGGACTACGATGTTACCCACTTTGAAGCTTTGCACGATTTAGGTTACTTGCCTATCGTCGTCAAAGCACTTCCCGAAGGTACGCTGGTTCCTATCAAGGTTCCGGTACTTACGATCTACAACACTCACCCAGACTTTTACTGGTTGACCAACTACTTGGAGACAATCTTATCGAACTTGCTTTGGAAACCGATGACTTCTGCAACAATCGCTCACCAGTATCGCAAAGTTCTGACCAAGTGGATGGAAAAGACCGACCCTGCAAACGCATGGTTTATCGACTGGCAAGGACATGACTTCTCGATGCGCGGTATGGACTCTGCCGAGGCGGTAGTCTCTTCCGGCTTAGGACACCTCACATCTTTCTCTGGTACCGACTCGCTGCCCGCGATCTACGGTGCCCGTAAGCACTACGGTGCTGAAGGATTCGTCGCTGGTTCGGTTCCTGCGACTGAGCACTCGGTAATGTGCGCCGGTGGTAAAGAGGATGAGGAATCGACCTTCCGCCGTCTCTTGGAAACATACCCCAAAGGAATCCTCTCAGTAGTATCTGACACCTGGGATCTCTGGAAAGTCTGTACCCAACACGTCGTTGCCTTGAAAGAAGAAATCTTAGCTCGTGATGGCAAACTTGTTATTCGTCCTGACTCTGGAGATCCCGTTGAAATTCTTTGTGGATTGGATGAAGTAAGAATGAACGCAGAAGGATTGGTACCTAAATCGCCAGCATCTAAAGGTGTAATTGAATTGCTTTGGGACGTATTCGGTGGAACTGTCAATGAACAAGGCTACAAAGTTCTCGACCCTCACATCGGAGCAATCTACGGAGATTCAATTACAATCGACCGTGCCGATGAAATCTGCTGCCGTCTCGAGGCCAAAGGATTCGCTTCAACCAACGTGGTACTTGGCATCGGATCATTTACATACCAGTTCAACACTCGCGATACTTTCGGATTCGCGATGAAAGCAACATACTGCGAGATCAACGGGGTAGGCCAAGAAATCTTCAAGGATCCTATCACCGACGATGGTACCAAGAAATCTGCAACCGGCTTGCTTTGTGTAGAAGAACACGACGGTCAAATCGGCCTGCACGACAAAGTATCTTGGGCCACCGAAGGCACCGGCTTACTTCAGTTAATCTACATGAACGGTGAAGTCTACAACACTACAACTCTAAGCGAGATCCGCGAGAAATTAAAAAAGAACATCTAGTGGAAATCAAAGACAAAATATCACTCGTAGGCGGCCTAATGGAAACGGCCGCCTACGTTCCTATGGAAATGCCAGCAGGAATCGTTACGTATCTTGACATCGAGAACACAGGAAAACCCGAGAAACTTTCTCCCAGCGAACTTCCGACGGAAGTCGTCCCATTAGGTGTTAAAACAAAAGTCATAGAGTCTGAAACGCGTGTGCGTTCGGCAAAAATACCTATGGAAGTTTTCGCTGACTTATCGGCCATCACAGGGATAAGTCCTCTTGCGGAAACTGAAAGGGGTCTTTACAATGAAATGAAAACCGAAACCCAAATGCGATTGTATAAAAAGTACAAAAGTCTTGGCGAAATTTCGGTCGAATCTCAAAAGTCTAAATGGACCAAATGGGTAGAAAAACTCTTTAAGACTTCGTTCCCTACGTATACACCGAACCTCGCAACACATTTAGCAAAGCGATCAAACCAAATCGCACATAAGACTCTAAGAGGACCCGCGAACTTTGTGATCGTCAATCCCACGATGGCGTGGGAGCTCGAAAAGTCGAACGCTTACGAGTTTGCCAAGATCGATACATCGCTATCTCACGGTTTCGACAGAGTAGGTTACTTAATGGGAATCGTGGTCTATGTGAATCGTTTCCAAAGTGTTCACGACAACACGGTGATCATCGGAAGATCGACTAAAGCCAGCAATGAGCCCGGAGTTTATTTCTGTGAATACACAAACGAGTTCTTAAGTATGGAAGATACCATAGAACGAGTAGTTAGGGTTCAACTTCGTAGGAAAAACTCCTTGGTGGAGAAGAATGCTTGGATTACGTTAAAGAACACCCGATGAAAATCTAAGACTGTCTGCTCAGTAGAAACTTTAATTGCTAATTGTCAATAACTTTTTTGGAAATTTGTTTTCTGCTATCGATATTTTGGTTATATTTACACTATACAAAAAATCAAACATATGAGCAACCTAGATTACAGCAAAATCAGCAACCTGGAGTTCGATGGGATCGACCATGAAGACTACCCTGACTATTGCGATGCCTTCATCACAAACGCTGACTACGACGGCGAACCAATGACCAAAGAACAGTTGGAAGAAATCAACCAAGACCGCGATTTTGTTTACGAATCTTTAATGGACTTTCTGTTCTGATTTGGAGTACAAAAAAACATACAAACATGGAAAAGATATCAGTAGTAATTCACGCGGCGATCAGCATCATCGAAAAAACAGTGGAGGGTGTAAAGGTAAAAGTCTTGAGCCAGGAAATGAGAAGGTCGGAACCAAGTGAGCACTGTCCTCTTGGGCAGCTTGGCGCAGAAGTAGAATTCAGCTGGGAAATCGGTGAAGAGAACGTCCAGAAAGTTAAGACGTTCCTGACTTGCCAACTCTGTGAAGACATGATGAACCCATTAGGCAATCTTGTTGCCGAAGAAATCGTCTTTACATTGTACAGGGACATCTTTAAGAAAATGGAAAAAGAGCTTGATTTGTAAAACAATATGAAAAGACTAAATGATTTTTTTGAAAAAGCTCCTTTATGGCAAATCTTCATCTTTGGATGGATATTCCTTGGGGGATTTACGGCCATCTTATTCTATGGTTCTCAATTCATAATAGACCCAAATAACCAACTTGTTTTTTCCGGGATTCGATGTATTAAAATCGGAGCAGCAGGTGGACTGTTATTCAGTCTTATGTTTCTTCTCATGCATTCTATGATGCGCAAATCTATAATCTTCTGGGAATACTCTAAAGAGGTGGAAGCTCTGATCGATGGTGCGGCAACGAGGAAAGAATTAGTATCAATTTTTGAGAACGAATTTCAGGACCTTCGAAAAAAATGTCAAGGCGGACCTCAAATTCCCGAATTGAACCGTCTATACACCATCATGAAAACTAAAATCAAATATGTTCCACAATAAAAAAGAAAGACTTACAAGCACTGAACGCTTACATGGCGATGGCAGCCCAGCCTGGATTTAGAAGCATCTTTGGCGGAATGCCATTCGGCGAACCAGAAGAAAAGCACCCATACGAAAGGCTCGGCGATGGCTACGAACTTCGTCCGATTGAAATGGTGGACGCCCAAGGCAACCCGGTCGAGAACCGAGAAAAATACTCTCATCTTTACTGGGAAGGCTCCAAGGTTTGTGACCTGGTCTTTCGCAAAGGTGGAATGGGCGGAATTTTCAAGGACGGTTATTGCGCGCTGATCCACTACGTACAGAAGAAACCTCACACCGAAAAGTCACACGGATTAGACTTTGGCATTCACGTCATCATCAACAAACTGGGTGACATCTGTCTAAGCGGAACTGGAATATCATCTTACCCATCACACTGCG